ACCTAGAACAAGAAGTCGGTGTTCGCATGGTGTGGTCGTTGTACGACGATCTCAACAGTAACACGACAAGACAAGACTATTATTTTAACCAAACTGTTAGTCAAGGACTAACAAAAACAACAAAGGAGAAGTAACATGTCAGTACATGATATGCCAAGGCTAGAGACTTTCGGTGCAGTAGCCAAGCACTACAAAATGGTTGACCCAGTTGTCAGCACAAGACACAAGTTGGAAGATGACATACGACCCCTGGGCGACAGACGACGTAAGTGGGAACGCATTAAGAAGTTCTCAGATAATTGCTATGCCCTTTACGATGGCGAGATAGGCGACAACGTACAGTACAACGATTGGCACGGTGCTAACAATCTTGTGCCCGATGATGCACACAAAGCACTCGCACCTATCTTGTGGACATTGCAAAGTGATGGCACACAGATACTACGTGTACGTAATGGTTCGGGTAGTGGTGCTCATACTGGTAGGTATCAGTTCTTAGATCGAGCATTGCCTTTGGGATTTGAGATTATCATTGACAATGGTAAACAGTTCGTTCGTTACAATGGTGTCAAATACTTTCTACCAAAGAGTGACTTTCATTCGTGGTCATCTGTGAGAGGAAAGGACAGACACAACCAAAAAGACGACAAGAAGTATCTTGAGTTCCAACTTGGACTAGACGATAGGTATTGGAAGATCAAGACAAACTCGTTTGTGTATCTGCCACCACGTAATCTGGTTGACAAGGAACGCAAGAAAAAGTTTAAGTCTGCTATGGATTCTTATTATTCTTGGTTGCTTGTCATGGCTCCCATGTTCCGATCACAACTCGAACACGTGCCTTTCTCGTATGGTGGTGCTAGCAACGATAGGTATACAGAAAATTACAATCTTGCTAGAGACAAACGTACAGAGTTGTTCGTTTATGCACGTGAAAACAAGTGGGTGTCTGCTGATACACAGATATGGAATTTCAATTTCGCACCCGAACATGCACTCGAGGTCATGGAAGACGAGGAACACCCAATGCGTATGCACATGGCATGGAGTTTACTGCATGAGTCTTGCTTGTTCGACGAACACGAGTCAGAACGTAAGAAGTTCAGAAGTAAATACAATCGTTGGATCAACAAACTTTGTGGGTTCAATATATCAATCGACAGTAAAGTCGTACACAAAACGGAGGTAAA